ATGGAATTAACAAACAAGAAGAGCATTTCTGAAGCAGTTGCTGAAAAACACGATTTGACTAAGAAGGAAGCAGGAGATATTGTTGATCTTGTTTTCGATACAATTTCTGAAACATTAAAAAATGGTGGAAGAGTTGATATTACAGGTTTTGGTAAATTTGAAGTAAAGACAAGAGCTGCTCGTACAGGTATTAATCCTCAGACAAAGGAAACAATCTCTATTCCAGAAACAAAAGTTCCTGGCTTCAAGGCTTCTAAGGTTCTGAAGGATATTGTTAAGTAATTTTGTTTCATATAGAAAAAAAGAAATGACATTCTATTTAAGAGTGTCATTTTCATTTGGTTTATCGAACTGCAAATCTTTTGCATAGACTTTCTTTAAACGGAAGTAAGTAGCACGGCTGATGCCAAGAATCGACATTGTCTCTGATCTGGATTTTTGTTGATCCATTAAAATACTAAACTGGAAGTAACGATCAGACCACTTTTTATCATATTTATGTCGACCGGCACCCCGTGGATTTTTCTTTTTAAAGGATTCAATCTGTTCTGCAAACCGAATGCAGGTCTTTTTATAGGCATCCCGTTCTCGTTTTACAGCAGAAATATCAGTTTGGTATTTTTCTTTTAGTTCATTGTACTGCATGCGATAAAAATCTCTTTGTGAGATTAACAATGCAATCTGTGATTTCAAGGTATCAATTTCACTCATACATATACTATAATATCGTTTTTATAAAGTATCAATTATTAAATTTTGATTATTAAAAAGTGATATATGTATATGCAAAATTAATTATCTTTATCCAAGGTTTATAAACCATTCCGCTAGGTATGAAAGGGTTATAAATTTGTTTCTCAATTAAAATTAAAAGGTTGGATGAAATTAAAAGATCAATAATAACATCTATAGGCCTCCGCAGCTCGCAGTGCATTTCGTATTACCTTAAGTGAAATATCAAATTGTCAGTAATTTATTTTTAAAATAATCAATGAAAGAAAGATATAATCCAGGCATTTCTTATGCATGCTTGAAACAGTGTTTGAAAGAACAAGGACAGAAAAACTATTTGGCATCATTAGGAAGGTGATGACTTTCAATGTATATCAATAATTGTAAAACAAAATAATCGCATAACATACATTACACATAAAAAATATAGTATATAACTTTATAGCAACCATACGAAAGGAGAGAAAAAAATGGAAATCGTTGGTGTGCGTATTGAATCTGGTGTGTATAACGAAAAGCCGTGGAAGAAGTATCTGATTACTTGCACGCATGATCAAAAAGATGGTGAGTTTGAAGTTGGTACAAATTGTTATGTGTTTAGTATAAAAGGGCAGTATTTTGAAGATTTGTTATCTGATATGGATTTAAGTATTAAAGATATTCCGTCTTTGTTTGGTAAGAAAATTAAAAATTTCTACTATGACAAATACCAAAAAATCAATAGTTTTACATTAGGTGATTAACATGTTTGAGCAGGTCAAAGGTTCTTATACTGTTAACATCAAAAAGCTTCGTGAGGAACAAGGTCTGACCTGTTCTCAATTAGCTGAAAGGGTAGGTGTTCATGCATCTACGATTCATAAGATTGAGATTGGACGATATTGTCCGAATGTATACGTTGCTCTGTTGATTGCGTTTGCATTGTCTGTTCCATTGGATGAACTGTACTGGCTTGATGATGATATAGTTTGTCATCTTGTAGATAAAAAGTAATTATGTATTATGTTCATCTGCTTACGCTAGAAAAATATAGTCGTAGGCTTGTGAATCAAGAATTGATTGGTTCATATGTTTTATATAAAAATGCTATCACTGCTGCATATTCAGAAGTTGGAAATAACACTGTTAAAAATGATAGGGGAGTGAAGTTTGATAAATGGTTTCTGATAACTAACTCTCAAAGTCCGGTTCAATCCTAGTGTTATTCATAAATAGAAAGGAGATTGGACATGTTGTTATTCGAGACTTCGACGATTGATGTTACACCAATTACTACTGCATTAACAAGTTCTGTAACTGTTCCTCAGATCATTGCTATCATTGCTAGTATTGTTGGCGCTACTATCTTGTTTGTTCTAGCTTGGGCAATGGCTCGCAAGTTGTATCGTGCGTTTGTTGCAGGTATTACCGGTCACGCTTCCCTCTAAGCTTGACAGTGGGCAGAGGGTATAACCTCTGCTTTTTATTTTATAAGCGTTGCGGTGAGTAGTAGGTGCTTTCGGTACTACTCGCCACAATGCAACCGCGTAGCGGTAGAAAGGTTTGTTTATGATTTCGATTGATGCTGTAACAACTAGAATCAATTTTAAAGACATTTTGGAAACGTTGAAGTATAAACGTGATTTTAATATAGATCATCCCGATTATTTTGTTCCAGATGGTCTATGCGTGTTTGAAGGGGCGCAGGGGAGTGGGAAAACACTCTCCGCTGTTAGATATGTTTGTAATATCATGCGCCTGTTTCCGGCTTGTTTGCTCGTTACAAATATATTGATATCCGATTATCCGTTTGATGATAAGAGAGTTTTTGTTTTTAAAAATTCTGATGATCTGATGCGATATGAAAATGGTGAAAAAGGCGTTGTTTATTTGATTGATGAAATTCAGCTTTATTTCAATTCTTTGCAAAGTAAGAACGTTTCCATAGAAGAGATCACAGAGATATCGCAGCAGAGAAAGCAACGCAAACACATTGTCTGTACTTCGCAGGTTTTTGGACGTTTGGCTAAACCGCTGCGCGAACAATTTAACACTGTTATTCATTGTAAGAATCATTTCGGTATTCTCCAGTGGAATAACATTTATAGACAGGAAGATATAAAGATAGATTCTGACTATATGCACGTTGAAGGTAAAGCTTACAAGCGGTTTATTTTTATTCATTCCGTTCATGATTATAAAAATTATGATACATATTTCAAAGTTAAGAATATTGATTTTAATGATATTAAAGGAGGGGAAAGCGATATTTATGACAGAGCAATTCTTGACAAACGCCTCGACGATATTTCTTGATTTAATTAAGTACGTTGCACCGATTTCATTGGTCATTGCGATTGCGTTAAAGCTTGCAAAGATTGTAATCAAAGCAATGACAGGGGGTTTTTAATGGAAACCGTTGATTTATCTGGAATTCAGAGTTCCCTGGATAATATATATACTATGTTAATTGTTATTGCTATTTGTATGTGTGTATTGCTTGTTTTGTATATCATAAGGGGGTTGTTGTCATGAATGAAGATGAAGAAAAGGATCCTCTTGTATATGGAATTGTTGTTTTTATAATATTTCAGATTTCGTTATATCTGATTTTCTTAGGGAGTTTCACTGTATGAGAAGAAAATTAAGTGCGTTGTTTCTTGCTGTCCTTATTTTAGTACCGTTTATTACTACTCCTGTTCATGCTGATAGTATTTATATTGATGATTACAAAACACCTTTGAATGGTCTTGTTGACCTTACTAGTGGTCTTACTTATAAATGTGATGATGATGTTTATTTTGTCTATGGAATTTATGAATTTAATGGAACATATCCATCCGGTTGGCTTGATACGGTTGTTTGGTCATTTCATTCTTTTACTGTTAATGAATATAGTTCTGATGGTTCTTTGTCTGATAGTTTTAACTTTTATAGTACAGAATCTTTAGGCGATGGTAGGACTATTTATGTTTCGCGAAGTCGTGTTATTCCTTCTGTTGGTTGGCAACATACTGCAGTTCCACCAAGTGATTTAAAGGCTTATAACAATGTTCCTTCATATTATGGTTCTTGGAATTCTCAATTTTTTAAATATCCTTCATTTCTTTCATCTGGTTTTTCTTATAATTACAATGCTCCTCTTCCTGCTGTGAATTTAGGTCAGCTTCATGATATTAAATATTCTGTTACAAAAAACGCTACTCTTGAAGAATCATATGATGCTGTATCTTGGAATCGTGAAAATGATACTAATTCGAATATATTTGATTCTAGCTATTCTGTTGATATTTCTGTGATTCCATCCTATTGTGCTGCAGCATCAGAAAAGGAATGGTATAACAAGACACTTGCTGATTGGGTTCTTAATGATTCAACGCAGATGTCCGTTAATGTTCCTGCTACAATTGGTCAATATTCATTTAAATGGTCCGATTTAGTTTCTCATTTTGCATATGATCGTGATTTTTATACTGATAAGCAACTATCTGATGGTTCTTATCAGTCACATGCTTGGGTGTATCGCATTCGGTTGAAATATGGTTCTCAAACTTCATCATGGATGACTGTATATCCTTTTGTTGCAGGTGATAAAGCTTCAATAGGGAATGCCATGCAGTCAAATACTTATAATTCGTATACGTCGAATGTTCTTAATTCTTTAGCTGTTACGACTGTGTCGAATAACACTACAACGGTCAGCAGTGTTAACTATAATTACACTTACAATATTGTTAATCAGTATGACAACAGCACTCATATTTCGCAGAGTGTACCAGGTGTTTCTCATCCAGACGGTGAGAATAATACTTCTAATCCTGTGGCTGCTGTTACTCAATCGTTGTGGGATAGGATAATAGATCTATTCAATCAGATGATAGGTTTTGTAACTGGTTCTCTATTTGCGGGTGTTACTGGTTTAGCATCTGGCTTTGTCGCTAAAACTGGTTTTCTAGGGCAGTGTATTGCTTTGGTGCCTCAATGTCTGGGTTTACTTGTTTCGTCGCTCTCAACACATTCTGATGCTGTTTTGAAGTGGAATAATGTAATGTTGATGGATAATGTTCTCATTCCGGCAGGTGAAATGAACCTTGATTCTGCGTGTTCTTCGTATGGTCTCGATTTGGTACATAATTTGTGTAAGATTTGCATGGATGCGTCTGTTTTGTTGTATCTGTCGTTTAAGGTCTATCAAAAGACGCTTGAGATATTGAAAAGGGGTAGTGTATGAGTATTCTTACTATAATTGGTCTGTTGTTTGCTTTAACTTCGTTATTGTTCATGTTTCTTCCTGCGCTCCCTAGTCTTGACGGTAGGGTTCTTACTTCGATTTCTGATTATTTTGGTATCTTGTGCCAATACGGTTCTGGTATCCTTGGCTTTTTTGTTGATAATTGGGTATTGTGCCTCGCGCTTGGCTTGATGATTGTTATATGGACAGCAGAGCCAATCTACTACTTCATAATTTGGTTGATTAAAAAAATTCCATTCATAAAGTGATTTTATTTCCGGAATGCCTCCGGCCTGCCGGAGCATCCGGAAAATATTCACTTTTTAATATTTGAAAGGGTATATTTATGTACGAAAAATATAAATATTTTAGAATTGTTGATTGTAATGATAAGGTTGTTTTTGTTTCAAAGAAATTTTCTGATATTGTTTTAAATTATGAATTTTTTCAATCTCAACATGATTATAATGTTCGTGTTTTTGGCGTTTGTAAGTTTTCTTACTTTGCCGAAGAAATTAAATATTTTCCATACTGTAATCATGTTTGTAAAAATTGGTCTGATGAATTTTGTATTTGTATGTTATCGGATATTGATGTACCTGGTCATTGTCCAAAAATAATTTCAGACAATATATAAAAATTTTCGTTTAAAAAGTTATGAGGTTTCTTCTTTATACTTGATAAATACCTCATAACTACAACATTCTTTTTTAGAGAGGAGCAAAAAATGCCTTCGTTGAGCGTTTCGCAATGTACAGATTGTGCACCGGAGTATTTGTTAACTTCCGGGCAAATTAAAGATTATTACGACCTCAAAATTAAGGTTTCACAGGATGGACATGTAACGATTCGTAAGTATGAAAAAAATCTTTGCTTGACGGATGAAGATATTGTCAATGCAGAAGATGAGCATGTTTCATCTTTAATGAATAAACCTGTTGAAATAGATACAGAGAGTAATTTTCTCCGGGAACTTAGATTTGATAATTTGTCCAGATCACGAAATTTAATGATTGATTTGGCATATGCTAATTTTGATCGTTGGCATTCGTTTATTACGTTAACGTTTGCTGAAAATGTTATGGACGTTACGTTTGCAAATAAAGAATTTAATAAATGGATATCTTGTATCAAAAGGAAATTTCCTGATTTTGTTTATTTGTGTGTTCCGGAGTTTCAGAAAAGGGGAGCGGTTCATTATCATTTAATCAGTTCGTTAGTCTGTGGTTCTGATTTGCCCGCTTTACCTGTTAAACAGACGTATAATACCGCTAAGAAGCGTTCTTATGATTTAGTTTATTATGATCTTCCATTCTGGAAGAATGGATTCAGTACCGCGTTTGATTTGCACCTGACGGATAATCGGTTTGATGTGGCTGCGTATATGTGCAAATACATGTTCAAGGATATTGATAACCGGTTGTTTTCGCATCAGAAAATCATGCATTCTAACGGTTTGAAGTTGCCGGATGTTTACAAGGTAGGCAGTGGCGCTCCTGATCTGGATATTCTTCTTGCTGATTTTGCGGTGAAGTATAAGTTCATTGATTTTGAGTTCAAGCCACAAGAAAAATTTCAAATAGGGTTTAAGCAAAGTTCATTTAAGTTAGATTTAGGTGATTTGGTTTTGTTTCAAAACTTTTTGAAAATAAAATCTAAACTATAA